ATTGTTGCAAACGTTTTAGGATATGTGTCATTGAATTGCAAATATGAATCAGTTAATTTTGCATTTACGCACATCGGCCAAGCATAGTGACGTATCTTTTGACACATTGCCATATGTTGTTGTAATGGCACAATACAATTAACTGCATCTAATGCAGTGTGTCTGCGCCAATAAAATTGATGTGCTGCCGTTACATAATGTGATTCGTCATATGCCTCGCCATATGTATACCACCACAATGTTTTTACATCCCATACGGCATTGTTTCCACCGGTTTGTAGCCATCGCTTCTTGTCATGAACAAAGATATTCTGCAGAGCCATAAACTCCGGGACAAGTTCTGAAAAGCCCCTTAGTTGTTCAGTATGATACATAGGAATCATGCGTTCTACATCATCTTCTGTATAGATGTATATTGCACATAAACGATTGACTGCAGGATGATTTGTGGGACTACAGTATATAGGTACTAGCAAAGTTTTTCTATCTTTGATATACTGTAACGTTTGTTGTGCCTCTTCTATAGTATCCACTATCATTATATGGATAATAAGAAAATTTTATCACGAATCCAATCTATTAATATCAACGGGAATATAAAATGTACTATCGATATAAAATTCTGACAAGTTAGTTAAATATGTAAATAATTCAGGTATTTGATCAGCTGCAGTTATAATAGATTGACGATTTTTTGTTATTACGCCTGGAGTATATACATTATTAACTGTCGTATCTTGTAAATTTCCTGTTATGTGCCATGTAAGTAAAACTGCAGTATATAACGTCCTATCAATTTTTTGATTAATCCAATCATTATATTGTTGCTGGTCAATTTCTATTACATTATATTCATTAAGTTTTTTTATAAAATATCTAGTTAATATGCCGGAATCTATTACTGACTTATTAATAGTTGGAGCTGATGAATTTGGTGTTTGTGATGCAACTCTAATATTTTTTAAATTTTTATACGAATCAACTGTTGTATTATTTTTAACATATTTTATCAGTTGTTTTGATAATCTAATATTCCATACCGATTCGGTATAAATTTCATTTGTAGTAGTATAACGATGATATGGACCTTTATATTCTTTACGATCTAATGTCATGTACTCTTCACCAAACGTATAAAGGTTATTCATCGTTTCATCGGTGGTATAATATGATTTTATTCTTGCCATGTTATTCTATACTAGGTCGCATTATACATTTTAATTCAGTTAACCACTGTCCGGTATTGGATACATTATGTGATACATTTAAAATACTAAATACCGTATTCATTCTATATCTCATTGGCAATGCTTCAAATTGTACAACGTCGCCGTATCTAAAACCATTGATGCCATCTATTGTAATCGTAGCTTCAAATGGAAATATCGGAGCTGACATTAATTGTGAAGTACGAAAATCAGCAAATGGTTTTTTTATATATTCTGCTAATGCTTTATATAAAGATTGTTGTAATTCAGGAACATTTGGGGATAAACCAAATTGTATTTTTGCAGTTGCTAGATCTGATACGACTTTCTCATGATCATCTCTATATCTTTGTATCAATGTATTGATTTGATCTTTATTTTGCGCACTATACATAAAATTAATATATGGTGCAACTTTAGAATTTGATACTTGATCCCCGCTATTCATTACATATGATAAATTTTTAGCATTTTCTGGTAATTTTGCTGATAATGTAAATGATTGAACAATACTGCCATTTGGATGATTTGAAAACATTGGTATTGAATATGGAATTACATTTGCAGTAGATGTAGTTTTTTCTAAAATATAATTAGCATCCATTAATAATAACTTTGTTGGATCATCCGGATGTGATACTAATTTTAAATTAATGGCGCCGGCGGTAGCTTGATTGATTATAGTTGCAATCAATGTTATAAATGTTGATACTGAAAAGTCTTTTGTTTGCTTGGCAGACAAATTTGTAATTAGATCTTGTATAACTTCAATATTTATAAGAATTCTAGATGGATAATAACGACCGTATGTACTATTTTTATCATAAACACCAGACCATTCTTTCCACCCACATGATTCTAAAGTTGTTTTAGATATATTCTGAGCAATTAGATCATTATTAATTCCTCCAAAATATACTAAATCACCATAAGTATTGCAATCAGGTGGTTGTACGCTTAATAAACTAGGAAATTCAGTAACAGGAGTTACATTAGTATTAGCATATGGTTGTTTTGGTAATAATAAAATATCATCAGGCGTACTAGAAACCAAACTTTCAAAATAATTGCTATAACATAATTGATCGGTATGTATAATTTCCGGAGAAGCAACACTACCTGTTAATTTAGTAGTAACATAAAAATTTATAAAATGTATTAATGACCCCATTGTAATATATCTAGTATAATTTGTTTGCGGGCCAGTTGTGGTCGATTGATTTACATATGCAGGATATGGTTCGCCAATTAATATAAACCGATCAGTATTTGCTGGATTATTTGCTCCTTTGATAGTAAATGGCAACATATATGTAGCTTGTTTTTCTAAACCAGGAACTTTGCTTTCAAAATCTTTTTTTACTTCTTCAATTTGATTGTATAATATTTGATAAAATTCCGGGCGAGCTGCTGCTTTTACATCATCAGGTGATGCCGGTGTTTGTTTTGTTTTATCGGTAGTTTCTTCCGTTTTAATAAACATAGACACATCTGTATAAACATTGCTAGTACCAGTTAATGATATTGAAGCTTCAATAGTACCATCATTAGTATATTGAAAATCAAATGATGTAATAAGACCTTCAAAACTAACAGCATTCATTCTGCTAATTTTTTTTTCAAATTCTTCTACATCCCAATTTGGATAAAGTTCTTTTATTTTATCTTTATTTGGTAAAACTTTTGGAGTTAGTAATCCATCTGTATTTCTTCTAGATACTATTGCCGATTCTGGATGTTCTATATCAATACTTGCGTAGCGTCCGGGACGAAACCAAATTTGTTCTACATGATCTAAATCAACCAATGGATTTGGAATTATAAACTTTACCGTTGCTTTATTTAATAAACCCATCGAATGATCACCAATATTGATACTAACATCAGTTAAATATGGACCAGTTCTTCTACTAGTATCTAGTATAGATTTTTCTCTAACATAAGCATTTCCTAATATAATATCTGGATTTTTTGGATCTAGATTTATATCTCGTTCTGTATAAAAATCAATTTCTTGTTGATTAACTTGACGATCGGATAAATAGCCATTTGGTCCGGATGGTAAATACCGGCCGGTTTGTACTTGAATTCCGCCTAAAGTTCCTACGATAGCAGTTGCTGAGTTATTACCAGTATATGCTGTAACTTGAGCATTTGCAATTTTACCTAACATGAAGTTCAATGCTGCTTCGCTTCGGTCATAAAAACCAGAGCGACCTCGTGCGTTTAATTCTTGACGCAAATTAGCATCTACTTCTGTATAAAATATATTCATCGTTCGTTATTCGTATCAATGATATTTTGTTGTATGTTTAACTTATTTGGTATTCGTAATCTAGTATTAGGTGGTACTACATATGTACCTTTACCTAATCCGTTTGCTATAGCAATAATCCACCACATTGATTCATCTTCATAAAAAATATATGCTAATCTATCTAAGCGATCTTGTGTTGTTGTTTGTATGTATATATCATCCGATTCTAATGGTTGTGCTGGAATTATAACGGTTGTTAAATATCGTTTTAAGTCTGGATTTTTAATTATTCTAGCTGTTGAATAACGATTCATGATATATCCTTTATTATATTTCTGGGTTTCCTCTTAAACGATTTTTAATTTTAGTTCTAGAAACTTTAAAACGTTTTGCTGCATCGAGTATATTTAAATTTCCTTTAGTATCACTTAACCAGTTATCATCGCCGGTTATTGGTTGAGCTTCATCTCCAGCAAATCGTTTTGCTAATGTATAGAATCTACCGCCTTTTTGTGGTAGATAATCAGAAATAACATTGAATTGCATCTGTACTGATACTTTAAAAGGAACTTGCATCATGTTAGGATCATTTTCTATGTTTATTTCCCACGGTGCATCTCCTACATCATATGTATATGACACTGATGTTAATACAACTGGTTGTTGCACAAGTAAATCGCCTACAGTTAATCGCATCCATGGGCCTTCCATTGCAATTGAGTCTGGATTATAAGTTGGTGCAGTATATCCAGCTAATGCATTTAATTTTCGATATATTGGTTGCATCTCATCGCGATCAGTTGCATATACTGTAAAACTTATTGACATATCTCGACCATAACTAGTATAAACATAATTAGGATCTGCGCGGCCTATCATTTGTACCGGTGACCAGTTTGCAGTAAATGAATCATCTAATCCTGTTAATACTGCTCTAAATACTAGTATATCATCTTGATCTAATAAATTGCCGGCTTGTAATTTAGGCCCAGTCATATAAAATTTAATGAAATCCTGTGTAATACCTAATGGATTCAAATTAACACCTAAAATACTTTCTGCAGAAAATATTCTATCCGGATTCCATAAGTATGCATCATTTAATCTTCGTTTACCAAAGTCAATAACATTAACTTTATCTCCACGAAAAGGTGTTGCTAATTCTATAGGATTAATTGTTCTAGCAAATTTTCCAGCTGCTGCATCTGCAACCGGTGAGTCTAATCTATCAGCTCGTATTCCTGGTTGCCATTTTTTTGCAACATGACTACGCATTGTGAAATCTTTTCTAGATGCAAAACGATTATCATGTTCACCCCAACCATATCCGCTAGTACCAAGGCCATCTAAATTGAATAAACTATATGGTCCAATTGGCGTTGCTGCAGCTGCAGAATATATACCTGCTTTTATCGAGCCTCGAAATGCAGCACTAAATCCATCTAATCTAACAGATTGAGCATATGATAAAAGTTGATTACCGACTCCAACCTCAGAATCTAAAGATATATTTAATTTAGATCTAAAATCTGGATATAAAACTGGAGTATTTATATTACTGTTTGGGAATAATTTATTTGTTAACTTGTTTAATGGTAATGTTCTATATGTTCCAGATAATGTATCATCAAAGCCGTTTATTAATGCAGCTCCGACTTGTCCAATTTGCGGAATGCCTATCAACGAGCCAGCAGCTAATGAAGCTAAACCTAATACATTATTTATAGTTGTGTTTAAATTAACATTTGTATGTACATATTGACTTGGTGTCCAATTGATTATATCAACATTTCCTACTTCATTGATTTTTTCTTGATTAACCAACGCACTATCTGCAGAATATACGATACCAAATCCATCTTGCGGTCTTCTATAGTATAACCCGCCTAAGCCTGGCAATACTTCAGATCCATTTGCAGTTGTTGGATTTGTAAATATTGTATCGGGTAGAATATTAAAAGGTCGTTTGAATTGTATTTTAGATTGTGCACTATTAGTTGGATTTTTCATTACCGGGTCAGGCAATATATTAAATGGTCCCACAAATTGTGCTTGATTTACAGCTAGATTAGTTACATTCGGAAACAATATATCTGGTAATATATTAAAAGGAGCTGTAAATTGCGAGGGTGACTGAGTAGTTGGATTTGGCATTTTGTTAACTCCAATATGGCGCGTTTATTCCGCTATTACTTGTTAGTGCGTCAGTTTGACGATTTATTGCATTAACGATTGCCGCGGCGAATGCTGACATATCTCCACCTTGTCCTGCAGTTGGTGATGCTAAAAGTGCATCATTCGGACTTAATGCAAATGATCCTTCTGGACCTGTTACAACTCGACCGCCGCCCGGACCCATAAATAAGTCCCCAGTCGGTTCTGCTTCTGTAGATAGTTCTACATTTCCAGACGTAGTTATAGACCATGGACCTGTAATTGTAGCGTTTGAAAGCGCAGTACTAAAAGCAGTCGCCGTATCAAATATCCCGGATAGAGAGCTAGCTCCTGCCATGGCTGTGCCGGCGATATTAACATTAGCATCTGTATTAAACATCTTTTGTAGTTGCTCATTAACTGCAGCTTGACCAGCTAATGCTTTTTCAGATCTCAATCCGGCTTCAACACCTAATGCTGATGCTCCTATGCCACTGATCATTATTCCTGTTGATACCATTTGATCTAAAGAATCAGCCATTCGTTGATCCGTAGTTCGCGTATCTTGAGCTTTTTCTAATTTTGCTAAGTATTCTGCTTTTGCTGCGTCATCTAATTTTTGAAATTCCGGCAAGGCTTTTACAGCTTCATTCATTTTTTCAGCCGACATATCCATTAATGTTTGGCCGCCAATTTGTGATAATAATTCTTGTTGCTGAAGTGTTCTTGATACAGTTGCTTCATCAGTACCCAATAATTGAGCCATTTGTTGGCGAGCAAATAAATTATTTTTAAGAGTTTTACCTTCTTGTTTAATAATTTGATTCATTAATTCGGCTTGTTTAACGCCTTCGCCTTGCAAGGTAGCTTGTCGATATGCATTCGTTAAACTTTCTCCACTAACTTCGTCAACTAATCTACGTCCTGATAGTAATTGATATTCAATTTCTTGACCAATACTTGATTCAATGTTTAATAAATTTTGACCGGTCTTATTTAAATCAGCCATAGTTAAACCTAATGCTTTAGCTTTAACTATTGCTAAACTTAATTTTTGCGGAACCTTACCATATTGTAATTGTAAATCTTCTGTTAAATTTGCAGTGTCTGCAATTAAATCGCGTGCTGATACTTGTATACCATAATTTTTAGTTAATGCTTCAGCCATTGCGCCATATCTAACTAACATTTCATCAGATTGTTTACCTACACCAGCTGAATAACGTATGAATTTATTGGCTTGTTCCGCGGATAATTTTAAATTATTTTGTATTAAAGTTTGCGTAGTATATAAAAATTTCTGAGTAGTTTCAGCTGCACCCTTTACCCCGGCAAATCCGCCGATGAGTGCTTTAAGATCTTGTCGATATTTACGTAATTTATTTCCGCCAACGCCTAATGATTTAGACATATTGTCTAATTCTGCACCTAGAACTGTTGCATTTTCTATATTTAAACCAAATGACTGTTGAAGACCTTTATTTGCTTCTTCTAAAAAATTAGTTTTACTAACGGCAGCGCTGTAATTATCTGCTAAATTTCTAATTTCAGCATTAACTTTACCTAATCCACCTATTAATATATTGTTGCTATTTGTTAATCCAGTTGTAGCAACATCCATGTTACCATATGCATTTGCTAGATCATCCCAAATACCACCTTGTTTCGGTTGTTGTTTTAAACGCTGTATGATATGTAGATTGTTATTGCTCATTTACAATAAATATTTATCTACGAGGATTTTGGGGTGTATTTTTGTTTGTAGATTTAGTTCGTTTTGAATTTTCAGCGGCTTTTTGTATTCGTTCATTTTCTTCTTCAATCAATTTATTTATTTTCTTGATGTAAAAACGACGCAAAAATAATGGCATATGATAAATATCATCCCAGCTTAGTCGTCCGGCACAGTACCACAATATTTCAAAAATACTTTCGTGAAATTTTACACGGTCAGCTGGTTTAAAACCAAAGAAGGTCTGCTCCAATTTGAAATGGGGCGATGAAGGTGCTCCCATCTTCACCTTCAAATTCATACTGATAATTTAACCCCGGAGCTTTTAATGTTACGTATTTTCTAAATTCTTTAGCATCGCCGGCTAAAAATGAATAACGTATAAAATCTTTGATTTCTTCGTGATTTCTATTGCCATTTACTTCTTTAATGTAATTTAATAAAAAATCACTAACAGTATTAAAATCGTTAGTTGTTAAATTATATGAAAATTTTATGATATCACCGGCATTCGTTTTGTATTCAAATTCTCCATTATCATCTGAAACTAAATCGAAAGATTTTGGTTGAATTTTCTTTAAATCAACTTTTCGTTCATATTGTTTGCCGTTTTTATTGTCTGTTACTACTACTGGATAATCAGATCCGTATGAAACAATTCGAGCATTAATAATTAAACCATCGCGGTCCAATTCAGCAATATCTGATATAACAACGTCTGTTAATACTAATGATTCTAGTAATTTTTCAAACACAACTCCTTCGCGAATATAACTTATATTAGTTAAAATATCTTCATCATATGCAGTCATATACCGCATTTCTACTTGACCAGAAGCTAATGGATGCGATTTTGGATAAATTACTCCGCCGCTTGGTAAATTTACAATGATACTTGGTAACTTGCTTTGTTGACGTTTTTCGAAACGTTGTTTTGCAATATTAATTATATCCGGATTGCCTAATCTTGTTGTATTTGTATTACTCATATATAACCTTTATTATAAATATGTAAGAACATAAAAAATGGGGGCAAAAGCCCCCATAATAATATAAATTAGAAATTTAAGAATGCCCAATCATATCGAAGTGTCATTGAAATTTCTTGAACTGCATCACTTGACCAATCATATGTGCCAAAATTAGAGTCAACTATAAATGCACCTTTTAAGATCCATTCTTCAATTACTTCTCCTAATGGAGACAGTTGATGTAAACGTATTTCTTTTTTATAGAATGATGAATAGCCATCTCTACCTGTTGCAGATTCATGATGTAAACGTACCCATTCCATTACTGCTTGTGCGCCAGATGGAACAATTGCATCATAAAGTGTTACTTCAATCGAGTTCCATTCAGATTTGCCTTTAACATAACGTTTAACATTGATCATGTCTAAAGCAACTTCGCCGTTTGTCATTGACGGTTTAGCAGAAGTTTTAATAAGATATGACGGAATGCCTTGTACTTCCATGATAAACTGATGTTGACGTTTCGGTTCCCATGAAAATGCAGTATCAAACATTTCATTTTCAGAAGCATAAGCCAAATTTTGATTTATTTGTTGTTCTAATGCCATTTTATATGTCCTTATTTTTAATATAAATATCAACGTAAATAAAAAAAGGTAGAACCGAAATTCTACCTTTTAAACTTTTTATTTTAAAAATACTATTCAGGGAAACTTGCTCCGGTTGGTTGAATATTGAAATCTAAAATAATGAATTCAGCCGTACGAGTCGGTTGAAGGAATATTTGTCCGTATAAAATATTTTGGTCAATTAAATCTGGTGTATTATTTGATTGATCCATTACTACTCGGAATGCATATAATCCTTGCTGAGCTCTTACTTGTTCCATGTATGGATTAACGATGCTTAAGAATCTGTTTCTCGTCGCTGATGTATTTTGTTCAAATACTAAATAACGAGTTGAAGATGCAATAAATTTCTTAACTGTAATTAATAAACGGCGCACATTTACGCGGTCTAATGCGCTCGGGCGAGCCTGTAATGTCTTTTGCCCCCAAACACATACTCCATCATTTAAGAAGTTCGCAATAGGGTTAATACGAGCTTGATACAATGAATCTCGATCTGATTGACTCAATCTCTTATATGTATCAGTTACTTGTGTTAATCCTCCACGATTTAAACCAGCTGGTGCATACCATGGTGCTGATACTGCATCGTTAAATGCTAATACTCCAGGAACCATTACTGATGCTGGTACCCATAATGGAACATTTTTACTTGGATTGATAATTCTCAACCATGGCCAATAAGTTGCTGCATAGCTACTATCAACTGTTGTTACTTGATTAATTACGGTATCAGTACTGTCTGTTAATGCATTTGAATCCATTACATAAAATGTATCTTGACGAGTTTCAGCCATGTTTCTAGCAATCTGCGTAATATATGGATGTAAACTATGAATGATACCTGGCGTTAACAACATGTTCATATCATAATAGTCGGTATTTGATAACAATGTAAATGCTTTGTTATATGATACAGCACCAGTTGCAGTTGATGTTGAACAATCAAATCCAAATGTATTCGTTGCAGTAATATACTGTCCTGCATATTTTTTTAGATTTGGTTTAGCTCCATCAAAACCTCCTTGAAAACCTACAATAAATTTACGAGTGTCAAGTGATACATTAGTTGATAACGTTCCCGTTGTTAATGCTTCTTCCAATGAACCTGAATATGCAGATGTTAATGACGGGAAAGCTGCTTGTAAAGATTGACTAACATTTCCTAAATAAAAATCTGCGTTGCTTCCAGTTGAGGCATTTGCTACAACGATTGGAGCTAAATAATTCAAATTGTTTTGTTTAGTAAAATCAAATCCATGATAATTATTTGAACTATATGCATTATTTAATACCTGTGATGTAACATATGATGTAGCTAATAAATTAGTCGATGACACATTTGGAACCGGTGAATATAATGCGCGGAAACCAAATGGAATTAATGTTTTATCATTTGTTTTATTTGCAACAGCATCTGTTACTTCAACTCGTATATATTTAGATAAATTTGGATAATCTCCATTTACTACAATGTTATTATTAGCATCTAACGTTTGAAAGCGGTCGCCAATTACGCGAGCAATATAACGAGGAGAATCTGGATCTAAATTTACATTCAAGAATTGTTCAACACGATCTGGAGTAGAATCAGTATCATTTGATGTATATGGCGAATTTGCAATACCTGGTATTACTGTATTAACTCTACGAACTTCTACTGTAAATGTTCCATATCCATTTGGATCAGAAACTTCTGATGATGTTCTTACATCTCGAATACCAACCTTTGTTTCATAATTAACTGAAGTACCATGAGATAAAGTATGAAAACGGAATAAGTTTTTAACAGCACTACCAATTTTTTGTGATGTAATCCATGGTGTATTCGCAGTTTGATAATCTTGACGTAAATCTAAACTAGATATAATACCTAACGTTGTTGTTACAGCACCTAAATTTGCAAATGAAGCAGTAGCTGCGCTATTTTCATATTGAACATATACTGGATAGTCTGTTGATTTAGGTGAATTGCCAAATACTTTTGTTAAGTATTTATTGCTTGAATTTACAATAGATGATGAAATTGCAGCGCCTTCTGCTTCTAAAAATGCACCCGTAAATCCAATTGCAGAATCTGATGCTGCTACATATGATCCTGAAATTTTTAATGCAAATGATCCAGACCCTGCATCAAGCAAAACTGAATCTTCAAATAATGCTGTTGTACCATCTGTTGTTACAGCTTGAGTTGGATGTAACACGTGTGTTATTTCAGAAACAGATGCTGATGTTGCAATGATTGCTAATGCGCCATTAGTTAATCGATATCCATCTTCATATAATAAACGTGTTACTGTAATTACATTTCCATTTCGCAAATAATCTTGTACAACAAATGGAACATATGAATCATCAGTGTATGATCCAAATATTTGTTCAAATTGTCCAAAAGATGTAATTTGCGTAGGAACTAATGCAGGTCCTTTTACTGTAGGTCCTACTACTGATGCACCAATTTGTGCAACGCCGCCGGCTAAAAACGATTGATCTACTTCGTTCGTAAATACGCCTGGCGAAACTATTCTTTCTGCCATTTAATACTCCTATGATTTTTTAATAATAAATATGGGTTTATTCTGTCAAACCAGAATCTGGAGTAAATGTTCCATCAGCTATATTGATTTGCCCATCACCATACCGTTCACGCATTTTGTCAAGTAATTCTTGTTCCTGTTTGCGAAGCGCTTCAAATTCCGTGTAAAATCGTTCTTGTTCCGAATTTAAATATTCTAAACGTCGATTAATTGCAATTTGTTCTAATGAAATACTACCCAATGCATTTGCGTTAGTTGCAAATGAGTTGCGAAGATTTTGCAATTCATCTAGATGTTCTTTGTCTAATTTTCTTGTCATTTTTTCCTTTATTTTGTTTTTAATGTATTTAAATTGTTTTGTATAGCTGTTTTATACATTTCTGGCATATCTTGTTGTTCTAATTCTTTGAATAAAGAAATAGATTCATCCCATAACCCAATCCACCAAGAACTAACAGCTTGTTCAAATCGTAAACCTAATATTCCTGGATATTCTATATCAGTTCGTGTAGCTGCAGGTTCCGTTGCATGTTCTTGTCCTAAAACTGACATGGTATATGATTCTTGCCAATCGCGGTTGCGTTCATATATTCTTGCAAGTAAAAAATATGCTTCTGGTCTTTTAGGTTTTAAAGAAACTGCACGCAATAAAATACCTTTAATTGTAAAGATACGATCGCCTTGGCGTTCAAAACACAAA